GATGTCCACCATCTTTTCGGCGATGGCCAGGGCAGTGCCGTTGACCTTCACGCCCACCAGGACGTTGGGCTCGCCGCCCGCAGTGACAAGTTCATCGACCCTGCCAGACAGCTCCGTCACACGGGTATCGACCTTGTTGATCTCGCCCTTGGTGCGGAGGGCCAGCATTTTCAGCTGGTCAAGAGTAGTGTGCTTAGACATAACTATGTCCTCCTTAAAAATATTTGTTTACGGCTCGTCGCCGAAAACAGCATCCAAAATGTCCTCCACCTCTTCGTCGGTGGCGGTGTTGTCCGGGTTCTCCGGATCATTGGGGTCATCGGGCGGCGTCCATTCAGACGCAAACGCATCATTGATGGCCTCCTGAACTTCCTCGTCCGTGGCCGTATTTTCCCGGATAACCTCCAGGATTTGGGCCGTCACATCTCCTCCAGGAGAGACCGGAGGAATCAAAGCGGCCGTATCCGTCTGATAGAGGATTTTGCTGGTCAGGCACCAGACGGGGCCTTTCTGCTCGTCCCCATTGACGCCGCTCACGCCAATCTTCAATACCACCCCGGCCCGTTTCAGGCATTCGGCAGGAATGATGCATCGATTGTCTGTCAGCGCCACAGGTGACTGCTGCACGCCGCCGGCCTCAAAAATCGCCGACTTGGTATATCCGTCCCAGCTCTGGTCGAAGGCGAACTCCACAATGTATAGCTTTTCCGAGTTCTGCACCAGGCTCTCGTCTTTGATAAGATGGGCGGATTTTGCTTTGACTGCAATTTCCACGGATTGCACCTCCTCACTGAATGGCCCCGTTACCGGACAGCTCGAATCGAATGAGATTGACCGTCAAATCCATAGTCGGGTCGCTCTCATTGGTAAAAGTAAGAAAGCCCGAAGTGGTGATGTCCTTCGGCTGCACATTGCAGTCAATGAACTCCTCCTTGCAGGCTTCATCTGCGCTGAGAAAATATTTATGGGTCGCCAGGGCCAGAAGACGGCTGTCGGAAATCGTAATGCTCCCATCCTTCCAGCCATCCTTGGGAATGACCAGGTCGAAGGAAACGCCCAACACATCACCAGCGCCCGTACCATTCAGACCGTTGTAGACTGAGATGGTATAGGAGGACCCATCCGTCAGCAGAATGGTGTAAATATCCGTGGTGCCCGGAGAGTGGTCGCCGCTGGTCAGCTGAATGTCGTCGATGCCGATACCAATGGGCCCCGGCAGCTCACAGCTGATGTGCGTGTCGTAATACTCACCGGTATCGGCGTTCCAAAGCCACCAGGTCCCATTTTGAGGCATGGGTGGTTTCCCACTGTACTGCTCCGCTTTGGCAGCGCTGTCTGCGGCGTCGGAGGCGCTCTCTTCCGCATCGGCCTTCGCCTGTTCCGCAGCTACCTTGGCATTCTCGGCGTCCTCCTTATCTTTGGCCGCAGCAAGGGCATCCTCTTCGGCGCTCTCCTTGGCAGCCAGGGCATCGTCCTTCGCCTTTTCAGCGGCAGCCTTGGACTCCAAAGCAGAGGTTTCTGAGTTCTTAGCATTGGTCTCGCTGAGCTTAGCGGCGTCCCGGGCAGTTTCGGCAGCCTCCTTAGCAGCCTGAGCCGTCTTAGCATCCGCCGTGGCCTGAGCCCCCAGGGTTTCCACCTCATTCTTGACGGTCTTGACCCGCTCCTCGGCGGCCTTGGCCTCAGCCGCACTGAGCGCGGCGGCATTCTTGGCCTCTTCCGCCTCGCGGGACTCCTGGAGCGCAACCGCTTCCGAGTTGGCAGCATTGGTCTCCGACTCCTTGGCCCGGTTGGCCGCGCCAATGGCGTCGTCAGAATACTGCTTTGCCAGGTTTTCAGATGCCTTTGCGGCAGACTCGGAAAGAGCAGCCTTCTCGGCGGAGTCTAAAGCCTCGGACGCCTTTTTGGTAGCGGTGTCCGCCTCTGTCTTGGCTTTCTCGGCAGAGGCGGCGGCAGAATCCTTGGCCGTAGCCGCAAACTCCATGGCGCTGGAGGACTCCTGATTCATGGCGGCCAGGGCGTCATGGATGGAACCGCGCACCTCCTCGCCATAAATCGCCTCCAGGATTTTCTTTAGATAACTGCTGATATCGGCCAAATCAACTCACCCCTTCCTAATCTTCCAGCATCCAGTCGATGGCCAAAATTTCCTCTCCGGACAGGTTCCCCGCGGCGTCATCGTACTTCGCAGTCATCAATTCCACCTCATGCTCCATCTCGTTAAAGGGAGCCAGCTCGTCGCAGAACTGCTTGAAATTGGGGGAATCCATTTTTAGGATGTAGTTCGGCGCCCCATGCTCGTCCTTACCCTCTTCGCCATACTTCTCAATCAGGCTCCGACGAATCGTCTCGTACTCCACAAGGGAGTTGGAGAGAAAGCGATAGTTTCGGGCAGCAATGTAGCCGATCTTGTCCCTTCGGGAGAGCAAGGGCTTAAGCGAATGAAGCCGCTCAAACACCTCTGAGTTTTTCAATGTTTTCTTCATGGCGTGTTATTCTCCTGTTCCTAAATCCAGACCTTGGACGGTTGCACCACTAAAATCCACATAGCCCTCAAAGTAAACAACTCCACCAGTGCTTCTTCGTCCGATGGTGATATATCCTCCGCAGGGGCTGTAAATATCGATGTATGGAGCATCGCCCTCGTAATATTCAATCGCCAGCATGTGGAATCGGCTGTTCCCGTATGGGCCGTACAAATTAAAACTTCCGTAATCGCTCCCAGCGATAATGTTGAACTCCTCGCCATAGAACTCGCCGCCCTCGATGACGGGGGAACGGATCGTAGTGGAGTCAATATAAGTCGACTTGATGTATCGAGGCATTTCAATGGAATCTGCCAACTTATAGGCCCGCTCCGCTCTGGAATACGCCGTATCAGCGTAGTCATAGGCATCATCCGCCAAATTATAGGCGTCGTTGGCCATGGAATAGGCCGGGTTATAAGCAAGATTTGTATTGCTGACACTGGACCAGTCAATCACACTTCCAGCACCCATGCTGATTTGACCGTTGATGGTGATGCGCCCCGTGGAACTGACTGCAAAGCTGATCTCCCCGGTACTCCGGTTGGTGATGGTGATACCATAAAGGTCCAGATAGTCGGAGGCAAACTTGCTGCCATTCATCATACTGTTGCCATAGCGGTCCAGGAAGTCCTCGGCCTGCACCACGCCTTTGAAATCTCCGGTGGCCGCTACCAGCTGACCGCCAAAGGTCCCGTTGGCGCCGGACAGGGTGCCCGCAAAGGTGCCCCGCCGAGCGTAGAGGTTGCCCTGCTCGTCCACGGTGAAGTTGCCATTTCCGATGTCGATGGAGCCCTTCTTCATAGTCAGTGTACCGGTCTCCATGTCCAGGGAGAAGTTCCCGCTGATGTCCTTGAGCATACCCGCCCGAATGATATCAGCGCTCAGTACGCCCGTATTGACATAGTTGGCTACGATAGAGCCGTCCATGGTGATGGCCAGCCCATAGGTCTTTCCGCCGTCATTGGAGTACCCCAGACCATTCATGTTCCACTTCCAGAGCTTATCGGCCTTGGTATAGTCCCGGACATTGGAAATATACAGAGTGTCCGAGCCGTATTCGTCCCTGGTGATGGTGATGTAGCCCGTAGTGGCCATGTTCATGATCTCGGTGGCATTCTCCTGGGCCTCCTTGAGAATGGACTGGGCCTTGGGGAGATTGTCGATCTTCTCCAGCACCGCGGCGTTGGTCTGGTTGTTGACGCTGGTGAGGCTGACCTGCACAGAATCTCCCATTTTGAACTGGGTGTTCTCCGGGTGGTCCAATGGGATCTCCAACTTGGTCACCGGGAACAGGCGGTCCAGACCGTGGGGACGGGAGATGACCCGGATCTCGTCCAGCAGCTTGACCGCCTCGGTGTTCACATCCAAATAATGAAGATCCAAGGCACTTAGTTCCAGCTCCAGGTTGTCGAACTGGAGATCTTCCAGATACTCCTTGGCCTTTTCCAGCAGCACCGCCGGATCACTCACATCGTCCCAGCTCACTGTCTTGACGATCCAGCCATAATTTTTCACGGCCTCGTCGGACTGGACATAGAGACTGCCATTGTTCACACTCTCCACCGTCAAATAGGCGTCCAGCGCCTCAATGGGGCTGTCGTCCAACCGATTGCCAAGGGGCACGATAGCCGTGGCGTACTCAGTGGAGTCCCAGTTGCGGGTAAAGTCAATGAGATTGGACCCGAACTGAATGACCTGACTGCAAGTGTCGGGATACTCCTTCAAGTAATCCAGATACCGCACCCCGTCCACCTTCCGGACCCGGAGATGGCCTCCGTAGATCTCCACCAGGGCGTTGAGCAATTCCATGGTCTTCTCATAGTTGGTGTAGTAGGTGGGGAAGTTTTCATCCACCACTGTCACAGCACCGATAGCAAACTGCCGGTTGGCGCCAACCTTTGCGTTATGGACGGAAATCAGCTGTTCCAGATACTCCCGGACAGACTTGCCGGCATACTCTGCTGGGGGCTGTACTGAGTCGTTGAAATAAGCCAGTTCCCCCTCACAGTAGAGCACACGGTTGTTCCAGAAGTCCTTACTTTCTGAGAGCACACGCCCAGACCAAATCTCTTCCCCATGCTTTTTCACAGAGATCTCCGTGACCATACGGACAATGGTGTCATAGGCCTTATTGGTGTGGGGAAGCGTCATCTCCAGAGAGCCGGCCGCGCTGTCCTCCAGCGTCAGCTTGGGGTTCACGACCTTCATATCGTCCAGCGAGAATACATCATTGTAGATACACACGCCATCCGCATAAATGCTATACATCGGTCACAACCTCCCAACTCTGAAGTCCACAGAGACTGTTCCAGTTTCGGTGTCACACCACAACTCCAAGGTAGCTCCCTGGTCACCGAAGAACACAAACTCAGGGAACTGAATCGTCCCATCGGTAAGCAGCTTGGTTTCATCCAGTCCCAGCGTAGGATTGACGAACCGGATATGCACGCCCCGCTTATCCGAACTGGTTACAAAGAACTGGGGGCAGACCGGAGCCCGCCCAAAAAGCGCAGCCTCCAGCCTGATAGTCCTTTTGACGGTGGTCACGGCAATGTTCTTAAACAGAGCAGGCCGGATCACGCCATTTTGAAAGTTGAAGGGGTCCCACAGCCAGTCGTCCGTCGAAGACAGGAGCGACCACTTGTAGGGCCCCACATCGTAGTCAATGGTGATGCGCGACCAATCCTTTTCCGACTTCCAGACATTGACGGTAAACCGACCCTCGTAGAAATACTCCGGGTCATCCTCCAGCACCGCACGCAGCTTCTGTCCGTGCAGGTAGTCCATGATGTCGGAATAGGCCATGTGCCAGGGTTTGAAGTCGTTCATCACGATAAATTCAATGGAGCCCGTCCGGTTCTGATACACCGGATACCCGGTGAGAGACTGGGATAAATCGATCACCCCATCCCCACCGGGTATATCCAGCGTCGTCACCTTCTGGGCCGGAGGATTGAACACAGGCCGGGAGGCGGGAACCAGCCGCCAGTCGTCCCAGGTGTTTTTATCCCCAAAGGTAACCGAGTGGTACAAAGCTTAGTTCCCCCTTCCTCTTCGAGTGACCCTCTGCCCAAGGGCATTGTCCATGGGCCCCGCCATTTCACCGACCAGAGTGCCGGTGTCCAGCACGACCCGCATCCGTTCCATCCGATCTGTCAACTCTGTCATGTCCGCCCGGAGAGAACGCAGTTCCTCCACCACATCATCGTTATTGACCGTGATGGTCTGGGTCTGCTGCTCTCCGCGGGCAGCAAATGCCATGCTCACCTGACCAGCGAGCCCAAGCGTCCGCTGAGGGTAGAACAGACTATCCAGAACTCCGGCGCCATTTGTGATGTTGGAGAGATCCAGCACCGGACGGATAGTGGGCGCCATGTCCATATCGCTGTTAACGATATCCGCGATGGTTTGAATAATGTTGGAGAGGCCAAACCGGGCCGACTCCGCCATCTCCGAACCGGCCTTGTAGGACTTATCCGCATAGTTGTGAAGGCCATCCACGAAGCCGAGCCCCGTGTATTCGCCCAGCTTCCGGGTAACCCGGGAGGGTGAGTTAATTTGGAGCACGCTCTTTACTGCGGCCACACCAGCTGTTGCCATAGCAGTCAAGGCGGTGATAAAAGTGGGCTTCTGAGTTTCCACACCTTCAGTCAGCCCCGTCACGATTTGCTGACCGGTTTCGTCCCACCCAGCTTCCCGAAGGATCTTCTGGGCGACCTCGGACATCTCCCTCATTTCGGCCTCGGTGTCCTTCTTGATCAGACCCACCTTCTCGCCGAAATCTTGTCGGAGCTGGTCCAGTTCCGCGTTGGCGTCAATGGTGACCTGCTCCATCTGCTCCTGCCAAACGGCCCGGTACTCGTCCAGTTCCCGGTCTGCGTCCTCCCGCAGCTGCGCGATGTTGTTCTGGGTCTCAATGCGAAGGCCCTCCAGCTCGCTGACGGCCTGTTCCCGGGCCTGGGCGTGCTTGATGGACCACAGAGAGGCATACTTCTCCAGCTCTTCATCACTCATGGAGTTGAGCGCCTTGATTTCCGCAATGGCATCAGGGCCCATCTCCTGAAGTTCCTCTATGAGCGCAGAGTCCAGGCCGCGAGCGGAGAGCTGGTCCAGAATATCCTGCCACTCGCCGAACTCCTTGACCTGGCCCTCCAGGTTCTGCATCAGGGTCTCGCCGCTAACCTCTTCCCGTTCCTTGACCTCGTCAAAGAGGCCGTAAGACTGGTACAGGCTGTTGGTGCGGGACTCCAGTTCACGCTCATACTCGTCATTCAGGTTCTTGATGTCCTGCGCCAGCCGGTCATTGATTTCCGTGACCTTGTCGGCATACTCCTGCTCCAAGTCGAGGCGTTTCTGGTTTGCCTCCTCCTGGACCCGCTGCACATCCTCCTGATACTGCATTTGGGCCTCATAAATCTCCTGTTCGACCCGATAGACCTCCCGGTCCATCTTCTTACGCTCTTCGGTGCCCACCGCATACCGGCTCTGGACACGCTTATAAGCCGCAAGCTCGTCGGCAAGGCTCATTCGGCCGTAATACTGTTCCTCCTCGATCCAGTCCATAGAGGCCTGGTAGGACTCCTCCATCAGCTGATTGCGCAGGGAGTAAACCTCCCGGTCAATTTTCTTGCGTTCCTCACTGCCCTCAATGTACCGGGACTGCATCCGCTCGTAGGCGGCCAGTTCCTCCTCGGTGCTGAGGCGGTTGTAGTATTTCTCCTCCTCGATCCAATCGATGGAGGCCTGATAAGTGGATGCCACCAGCTCATTTTGAAGGCGATAGACCTCCCGGTCGATCTTCATCCGCTCCTCACTGCCGGCCCTGTACTTCTTTTGGAGGTTTTCCCATCCGGCCAGCTCGTC